CAGCAAACAAGATTTGCTCTGTACCACCCGTGTTCTCTCCGGTGAGATTTACGTTACCACCGTGAATGACACTTTTTATCTTGGTTATCGTCGTGTTAGCTTCGAACGAAGCCACGCGTGTACTAGAATTATTTCGTAGGTCAAGCCGAGGGGTAGTGCTTGTTGGGTGTTGTACTCCAGCGCCAACAGATGTTGTTAGAAAAGCCAGGTTACCATCGTTATAAAGCTCTACATCCCCGTCAGGATCTCCCACAAAAAGCTGCCTAAGTGTACCTCCACTATCTTCCGATTGGAGAGTAATAGGCAACCCGTGTACTTCTTGCTCAATGATTAGCCCGTTAAGATTGTTGAACTGTATGTAGCCAGATCTACTTGAAAATGCATCAGTGCTATAGAAGCCAATAAACGGATCGGCGTCAGACGTGCTTGACGCAATATATATGCCTTGCGGCTGGGTTCGTAAAACATTTGAACCATCGTAATACAAGTCGGTACTTGTATCAGGATCAATCTCAAATACCAAGCCAGCCACACCAGTATTATCAGCAGCATAGAATAGCATGTGCCCCGAAGTCTGCGATGAAAGAAAGGTCATATGGCTAGTGATGTTGTTAGTGTTTATGTAAGCAGTGCGGGTAGCAAACGTCGAATCACGATACCAAGAGATAATCGGGTCATCGCCGCTAGAATCCGCAACATCAATGCCGCCCGCGCTAGTCCTAAAAACCACCGTGGCATCATAAAGCCCTTCACCAAATAGGCCATTGTCTTGGAATTGGGTTAACCCACCACCACCGGCTTGCCAACTTGGCGCGGCGGCCGGGCCGTTTGACGTTAACACTTCGGTTGAAGCGCCCAACGCCAATTCCGTTAAAACGCCGGAACCATCAGTGTAAAATGTTTTCCAGTTTCCAAACGTCAACAAATCACTTGTGGTTAAAACCCGCTCGAATCCCGCGCCCGTTAGCGTGTTGTTTGCTTCAAGGCCACCGGATGCCGCCGCCAATGTTCGCATCACTTCGGCGCCATCAAAGAACAACGCCACATCCGCGTCACCATCAATGGTTAGGCTTGTGACCTGGGCACCAACTGAATCTTCGGAAAGGAATGTGGTTAGGCCACCGGAAAAGCTGATGGCCAATTCTTTGAATTCATCCCAATCACCGCTCACCGCGTCCCACGTTAAAAGTGAATTGGCAACGGTTCCATCCGTCAAACTGGATGCGGCCAAATCTATTTCATCAGCGCCTTGCGTAATCACCACCGAACCATCAGCGGAAACAAGCGTGCGGAATTCTAAGATACTTCCGTTTTTCTCTTGGAACACTTCGGCGCCGGTGCCAACGTTTGCGCCATCAGATACCGCGCCCGCAACAATTTCATCATTGATGGCGTTTAAATCAGTAAGGATGTTGAACAAATAATCTTCAAGGTATGGCGTGGCCACCATCACATCAGACTCAACAAGCACCATGCCCGCGTTTAAATTGTCGGTGGTTATATTAGCCATCCAATTCAATATCCCCAAAGGCGTTGTATGCCTGAAATCGGGTTGCATCGGTAATGGTCAATCGCAAGATGAAATCCTTGTGCCGAACAATTCGCCCGAATTGGCGCAACACAACGCGCTTGGCATGCTCACCAAAATCACCCAATGAAATTGATGAATGCGCGCGGTATGTATAGCCACCATCTTTTGAATATTCCACGATCATCACCGGGTTGGCCGTGGGATCAGTTGTTTGGCCCACTTCCATTTCAAATTCAATGTGCGGCAACGTCCAATCAACCGGAAAAGATATTGATGGCAACGTTAAAACGCGCCGCATTATTTCGCCGTTTTCATCCTTGGCGCCTTGGTCAAGCTCATAAATCAAACCCTTCACGATATCCAGGCCATAAAGCTTGTTATTGAACAACGCCGCCGCACCAACACGCCAAAACCCCAACCCTTCGGATTGCCGCGTGTGCTCCAATTGCGTTGCAAAATCATATGCCCACGTAAACCCCTCGGTTGGGAACGTTAAGCAATAGATTTTATGCGCCGGGCCATCAATGAAAAAACCGATGGCATCATCAGTTACGGAAAATCCGGGGAAGTTTGGCGTACCATCACCGCGCACCTTCAATTCAAAATCAAGCCCGCTGATGGTGGTCATTTGCTGGCCATCAATCACACGCACGGTATTATCATCAGCAAACCAGCAAAACACTTCACCGGCCTTGGCCAAGCTTGCATCGGCGGCAATGCCGCGTTCTTTGCTCGCACCAGTCACCACGCGCAAAGGCAATGTGGCCGAATCTACCGATTGCCAAAACTCTATTGATTCAGTGTTCAGGAACCACACGCCTGAATTCTTCTTGATGGCCGCCCGTAAGTTGTCCGGATTCTGTTCGGCGCTACCAAATGAAAGCGGGTTGTACGCGGCAAAATCGGTCACATCAGATAGAAAAAACTCGTTTGTATCACGGCGCACAAATATGCCACGCTCATTCAATACGGTGCCGCTAACTGTTGCGAAAAAGTTGGGATCAGTAATTTGAACAAGCCCGGCGCCATTAGTGTAAACAAACCCCTGGCCAATGCCGTTCAAGATCATTATTTGGTTATCACCAGGCGCACCGTTGGCAAAGATTTGCGCCCGGCCTGAACCATTCACAACACCCAACGCGGTGGCCACACCAAATTCATCAACGCGGAAAAGGGTTGCCCCACTTACGCAATACATAAAGCCGGAATTCACAAACAGGTTCGAGCGGCCGGGGAAATCCGTAAGCGTTGAAAACAAGGTCAGCCCGAATGAATCTTTTACCGTGGCATATTGGCCATCTTTCGCAATTTCAGGCAAAAGGTTCACCGCACCTTGGCGGGCTTTTACGCTGTTAAAATCGCGATCAGAGCCGCCCAATGATATCGGTTGTTTAGCCATGTTCGACGGGGTTTAACCTGATTGGATGAAATGATTGGTCAAACGCCAACGCTTCTTCAAGATACACTTGGGCATCTTCGCGAATCATCTGGCGCCTTTCCGGCGAACATCCAACCTTCGGGATCAGGCGTTTGGCCAATTGATATGTGAGCGCATCGAACCATTCACTTGGTAAATCAAACGTTTCATTGCCATCGCCGCTCATAATCTGCATTTGGCGTTCAGCGGTAAAATTAATGTAATCAACCGCCGATGAAGGCGCGTTCCACAAGTACATCACCCCTTGGGGTTCTTGCCGTGAATAATACGATTGAATTGGCGTTCCGCTTTGATCCTTGTTTGGCAAATCAAAATAATCTGCACGCGAACCGTTCACAATCGGAATTTCATAGTCTGAATTTTCACCGGCATGGCGGCGCACGCTGGTGATGCGTGAAACTGGAATAAAGTTTTGCGTGCTTTTGTAGGTGATCACATCCACGCCAATTGATGAAGTGGCCGTGATGGCATCGTTTAACGTCACAATGTTTGTGTCGGTATCAATCGCTTGTATGGTTGTCCACAACACCGCGCCGGTATCATCAGTGATACCAATGATGTTATCCACAGACATACCCACAACCGTGGCCAATTCCACCGTGGTATCCGTTGCAACGGCGCCAGCGGCCAACGTGGTGTTCACTGGATCGGTTGGGCTGTAATGGCGCACAATCGCACCGCTTGCCGCTGCAACCGTTAGCGCATCTTTCAACGTCACGCTGGTTGCATCCGGTATGGCCTCAATAATTGACCAAAACAATTCATTGTTTTCATCAATCACGCCTATCGGCTGACCAAGCACCATGTTTGCCGAACTGGTGACGCCAAGAACCGTTTGGCCAATAGCTTCATCAGCGGAAAGCGCCGTTGATTGGAATTCATTAACCAGGCGCGTGGCCGCCAACCTGAAATCATAAACGGCTTGGCCTTTCACCAAGAACAACGTGTATTCTTCTTGCGTCCAAAGGTGAATCCCTTGGGCTTCCCACGCTTTCAATAGGCTGTTCAAGCTGTTCAACGCTTGTGTGGTCAACGTGCCGCTTAAATCTTCCCCGCTTCCCACCGCTTGCAGCAATTCATATGCTTCTTGCAGGATATCGTTAAAGGTCAGATCAAGATTATAGGAACCGCTTGTGGCCATTGCTTATACCGGGTCAAAGTTGTTGGGTATCACGGTGATAACATCATCCGCGTTGCCTTTGCGCGCTTCCGGGTATGTTCTTTGTTTTGTAGGGATCACCGGGAAATCTTGCGGTTGGCGTGGATTCCAAGCGGCCGCAACCACCATGTAACCTTCCCACCGGCGTAGTAATTGCGTGCTTTTCATGCGGAAGCCAGTTACATCGCAAATGCTGTTTGATGCGTGTGGCTCAAACTGTTTATCAGGCAATCGAAGATATCCGCGCCCGCCCACCGTTTTCACTTTTGCCATCACTCAACCCCTTCATTCCGCATTGATTCATTCTAGTGGATTATAGAACCCACCGCGGCGGCATCAAGTGGCCCCGGCTTGCCTCACCCGGCTTGCACCAATAACAGTTGTGCGCTGCCGTTGGTAAAAGCTGTCATGTTAAGGCGAACCGCCCTGCACGGTAACGCAAGACGTAACACGCCAGCAGCGGTTAAGCCCGTGGGGATTGCCACCCATGTGGCCCCACTTACATCGGGATCATCCAAGGTACATTGAACCGCCACCGTATTTGTGCCGGTTTTTTTCAGTTGCAACCCAACGTTGAATTCGGGTTGCTCCCAATCTGTTTTGATGATTGCCGTGGTTACTGATGCCAAAACCGGCGTGGCTTGCGGGCGCATTTATACATCACTCGCAAGAACCAACAAAACCAGCTCCGCACGTAAATCATCAAGATCGGCGGCCACCAGATCAAACAACACATTTTCACCAAGTAAAGACATACCCGGATCAACAATAACGTTCTTGATGCCAACGGTGCCCACATCAACAGCGTTCAATATGCCGTTCGGGTCAGTTGTATTGCCAACAATCATGGTTTCAGCGCCAGCACCGGCGGAAGCCGTTGTGACATTCAGATAACCGCCCTGAACAACGCCATTTGCTGGCAATTCAACGCCGGTATCTTGTGAAGCAGTCGATGCAACCCCAACAATTGGGATCACAAACGTTTTTAGGTACGGATCAGCAACGGTGCCTTGTGCGTTTTGCGCGGTGCCCTTGCGGCCCGCCGTACCAATAGAATTAAATCGTGTGGTCATTTACTCATTCCTTAAATAGAACAATGGCGGCCCGAAGGCCGCCACCAAGTTCGACCGGGTTTTTACGCGCCGCTTCCGAAAGCGCAACGTGGATCAGTTACACCATAGGATTTGTAGAACATACCCTTGTGGCGATAGTTCGACGTACCAAAATCGTTATCAGTATCGAACGTGTAACCCATGCGTTCAAATTCCTTGAAGCCATCTTCCACATCGGTTTTGATAAACCAATCAGTGGCCGAAGTGAATCGGTGATTCACGTGATAGCCTTCGGGGAATATTTGCGCAACCGGGTTAATCGCGTTGTTGCCGGTGTCAGGTTCAAAGCGTGAAGCTAAGATTCTGTCAGCGGTGAAACGCAATTGGCGGGGAATGTGCAGTGATACGCCTTTGGCATCAATCAGCAAATCCGCACCATCACGGTAATCTTCAATCGCAATAAGCGCATCTTCAACCGCCGCTTGTGATAGCGCGGTGGCTACCGTGAAGCGGTTGGCGAAAGTGCCGCCCTTGCCAAGCAAGTGCGCGGTACTAAACAGCGGTAAGCCATCGCCAATCGGAAAAGAACCTGAATATGCATTGTTGATCACATCGGCCGCAATCTGTTCATCAGTGTGAACCAATGAACGTTTCAGCATTTTGCCAGCTTTCGCAATCAGATCACGATAAAGGTTATTCATTTGCGCTTCCATCGTGATGATGGTGCCCAATGCATAAACAATGTGCGTGTACGTGGTCGCAAAATCTTGCTTTTCCGCATCATACTGAATGCTTGTGCCTTCGGGCTTTTCGGCTGCAAGGCCGGTGCCGCTCAAAGATACATCAAGCTCATAAGCTTTTTCGGATGTTTCCATGGTGAAGATTTTATCCTTCTCCATTGGGTAATCCTTGTATTCGATTGTTGCAATGGCGTTGATGCCTTCTTGCAATAGTCGCGCTTCGCTACCCTGGGTAACAATACTTGTTGGTGTGGGCATAGTTTTATACTCCCGCTAAGGTGTTATCGGCACCAAGGTTAATGCGACAACGCCAGATTGCGCCAACGGCCGTGATTATTTGGTTGTTCTCGGTATAGCTGGCACCAATGATGCGAAGCGGATCAGTTGCGGCCGTACCGGCGGCGCCGATACCGTGCGTTGAAACGCCTGTCACTGTTGAACCACCCGCACCAACCGCAACAAGCCGGTTTGCGCCAATATCCGTGATGGCAAGCGCGGTTAACGCAGGCGCTTCATAGACAACATCGGAACCGTAAACGCATTTTGCGCGTTGTGCGGCACCGGTTAGGTGATAATTGCGAATCAGTGAACCTTCATCATTGAAGTTTGGCGTGAAGCCAACAACGGCGCCAATCACTGGATCGGCTGTTAGGCCATCAGTTAAAACAACGCCTTCCGCCCGGCCATCGGCCGAACCCGTGCCAGATAACGCAACCATGTCACCAAGAAAGATGTTTGCAACACCACTTCCAATTTCCACTTCGCGCATCTTGCCGTGCCAGTCTGAACCATCAGTGGTTCCAATCGGTACAAATGCCATTTGCAAATTCCTAAAAAAATAATAAGTTTTTTGTGATTAACTATCTTTCTAGCGTTTCACACCTGGCTTGGTTTGGCTCTTTCGCGGTGCCATGCCTGTTGATTGGACGTTATACCAACCTTTTTTGATTATATCTAGCTTTCCGTTTCATGTGAAACGCTCATGCCGCGATCACCCGTTGGCAAGTTTGGCGCATAGGTTCCCAACTCGCCACCTTTGCCACCGCTTTGATCACGGCCGCCAAACAACGCTTTTTGGATGGCCTCTTGTCGATCACGCACCGGCTTCAACTTCACATCATCATAAAGTTCCGGCGAACACTTCAAGAGATAAACCCAAAAATGGTTCCCCATGCCATCATCACCACCAACGGCGCGAACCCATTTTGATTCAGATTTGTCGGTGATGCCTTCAAACGTGCGGCCACTTCGGTTTTCAACTTCAACCGGTTCGGCGCCGTAATCAATCCAACGCTGAACGGCGCCGCCTATATCATTTTCCCATATGAATTTACATTCGGGATATTTGGCCACGTAATAATCCGCATCCAAGTTTTTCATTTGCCCAATGGGGCGGCGAATCGCCTGGGTATCGGTTTGCTCACCCGCTTCTTCATTCAATGATTGGCGTGGTGGCAATTTTGGTTTTCCGTTGGTCACTTAACTAAGCTCCTTTCAAAATCGGCGGCGGCCGTGTCGCCTTCTTTCTTTTGATCCGCTTCCGACAATCCACGCTTTTTGGCGTTCTTGATTGCGGTGGCCCGGATGGTTTCACGTATTTCACTTGCGGCGTTCCCTTGCCTTGGGTTGCGCGGGTTGTCGATTTTGTAATCTTCCGCACGCGCCGCCGGTTCGCCCTGGGCTTGTCGCCTGGGTTGGCGCCCTTTGACGTTGGCTTGCTGCCGGTTGTTGCGCGGGCTGTTGAATAGTTCAGGGTAAAGCCCTTTTGCGGCATCCACGGAAGCTTTCAACGCACGCTTCACTTGATCATCCGTTTGGGTCAAACCTTGCCGGGCATATCCATTGAAAGCGTTTTCAACTGCCGTATTGAAATCAGGGTTGAACTGTTCGCTTTTTGGATCAATCAACGGCGTGCGCTCACGGAACGTGGCTATTTCTTGATGTTCACCACGCTGTTGCGGTGCGCTCTTTTGTTCAATCTTTTCGTCAAACTTATCAAGCTTACGTTGCGCGGCAATCGCACCATCAACATCTTCATTTTCACGCGCCACCAACAATTCCGCTTCAACTTCGGCGCGAATCCTTTCTTCACTTTGGGTTAAAACTTGTTGCGTGGCTTCAACCGCTTGTTGCACGGTATCTTTCAGCCCCTTAACTTCCGAGCGCAACGCTTTGTTGTCTTGGATGCTTTCATATTGCGCCTGATACGCTTTCGCGCCCACGTATCTATCAGGATCACCGCCGTTTTGGATGTATTCATCATATGGCAAGAACCCCGGCGGCACGCCATCATCAGCGGCGCTTTGCGTTTCATCTTCATCATCAGGCGCAACCGGTTCATCATCCGGTTGGGTCAAATCCAAATCATCATCCGGCGCCCCACCACCCCGGCTTTGGTTGTATGCCGCTTCGGCCGCATCCATATCAAATTCACCTTCGGGCATCAGACTATCCTCCCAAAGATATCTTCATCATTTATGATTTGGAAAAAGTTTTTGGAGCCGGGCGGATGCTCAACACGCTTGCCTGCATACCTGGCAAACACAACAACATCACCCACTTCACACCACGGATCACCCAAACGTTCAAATGCTGTTGGCCCCAAATGCATCACAATGCCATGGCTTTCGCCACGCTCTTCTTTTTCAGCTTGGTTTTGTGTGCGCGCTTCAAACCCCTTGGCCGCCAGCGTGGGCGCCACATCGGCTTCCGAACCTTCCAACGTTCGCTTCACGGTAATCGGTTTGACTAAGACACGATAGCCAGCGGCTTGAATCATGCCTTTACCCATCAACGCCTTGGCTTGTTCGGCCATCTTCAATAAGGTTTCATGCGCATCTTTTTCGCGTTGTTCCATTTCCGCAATGGTTGGCGGCAATTGGATTCCGGGTTGCTCATTCGGTGCCATCGGGTTCTTCCTCCTCTTTTTCGGTGATCATCACCATGTTGTAATGTTTGAGCATATCCCACGGCACATGCGCGGCTTCATAGGCATCTTGTTGGCCAAGTGCGCGGTGAAGTAATCCATGGGTTGTATCGGCGTTGCTGGTATCAATGATGGAACCATCACCAGCGGCATCACGCACATCAAGGCGCTTCCACGCCAAACATTTCAAGAAGGCAATAGTCACCTGGCTGTTCAACCAAATATCATATTGATCTTGCGTGATTTGCGGTTCCGTTAACTCTTTCGTCAACGTTCACACTCCAAAGTTAAACCGGCGGTTGTGGGCCACCGGGTTGCGCTTGTGCGCCGGGTTGCTGTTGTGCCTCTTGGGGCGGTTCAAAGTTTACGGGTTTGGGAACCTCAATCATAGGTGATTTGCGATCAATGAATTTTTGTTCAATCGCTTCGGTGGCCACGGCTGGATCATCACCCATGCCGATTTCCCACAATAGCTTGAAGGTTTCCGCATAACGTTTGGCAATATCGGCTTCTTTCACATCCGATTCAAGGCCAAGATGCGCCATATTCTTGGCGGCTTCCATCGCTACTTCATGCCGCTTCAAATCAGTTTTAACTTCATCAATCTTGATGCGGCGTTCTTCATTCCTGGCTTCACGCTGCATATTGGCATACATAAGTTGCTGCATTGGGTCAGGTTCGCCGCTTGGTTCAGGCGCAAACAATTCAGGATCAGGAACACCCAACTCTTGCAACCAATTCAGATATGCGAACCGTTTATCCAATACGCCGCTTTGATCTTCTTTGGCTTCTTGCAACAACACATCCGCACGGGTTTGCCGTTCAATATCGCTTCCCTGGCTTGGATCACACGCCAGTTTTATATCGCAATCATCCGGGTTGAAATCCGCTTGCATGTTGAATTCTTTTTCACCATCAAGAATTCTGTTGTATTTAACACTATCGTGATGTTTGTAATTCAACGCCGCGATCACTTTGAATTCATGCTTGGCGCAATCGTATACCCGCATAATGATGCTGTTGGGCACCTTCAAACCTTGTTGGAGTCTGGTTAGATACATAATGGCCGCTTCTTGATTATTTGTATCCATGTTCAACGCGGCATTGGTCATGCTGCGCATTTGCTCAATCATAAACTGGGTAAGTTGAAACAACGTTGGGTTTGGCCCGTTATACGGGAACTGAACTATTGATTGCGCCAGTGGCTTGCCACCGGAAACAACCGGCGTTAGTTGCCCCATCTTCACATCAATCGGCCCGGCTTGTTGGCGGTTGCCACGCGCATTGCCACTTCCAAGTTGCGAATCAATCAACCCGCTATTGCCTGCAAGGTTTGCAAGCGTGCCCGCATCAATCAGTTGATTCACGGTGGTGTTGATGGCTTCAAACATATCGGCCATCAAGATACCCCAACCCATACCCATCGGCCCGCCATCGGGATCAGGTAAGAAGCGGTATTGTGTGAAGCATGGCATACGCTCAACCTTCACAATTTCACCATCATCATTGGCTTTGATGCCATCTTCATCATAGGCCGGGTACACCGCCACAATGGCTTCCGTTTTGGTGTAATAAATCACTTCATAGGGTTCGGCCAATCCATCACCATCAAGATCAAGCCACGTGAAGGCGCGCACAAACTTCAATGTTGGTTCGTCGCGCTTATCGGGCAAATCTTCTTCTTCAATCTTCCATTGTTGATCACCCCGTATGAATTCAATAACTTCATTCCGGTTGTATTCTTGTTCAATGAAATAATCCGGCGCTTCTTCAAACGTCCGGCAATCGTGATCAAATTTAACTTCATCGGCCATGAACAAATCGCTATTCACTTCTTTTTCCGTGCCGTTGAAATACGTTTTTTTGTATCCCGTGCCGGTGCATGGAAGTTGCAACAAAAGTTTATCTTGCTCGGTTCTCCAATAACTCATTCCATCGGTCACTTGGTAATTCATAAAATCACCAACACGTTCGGCACGATCTTCTTTTTCTTCATTCGTTTTGCCGTATGTTTTCATCCCAACAATACGATCACGCCACACCAGTTCAGGCACGGTGCGCGAATGGAAATCAAGCATGGCTTCAAGAATAAACGGCATTACAACGTTGCTGGCTTTTTCAAACGGGAAGGTTTTTTGTTGGGCATGCGGATCAAGCTTCGCCAGCTTCAACGCTTTTTTGTACTTCTTGCGCCATGGCCCCATTGAATTATCCGCCAGATCATAAAGGCGCTGAATTTCACTTGCCGCTTCGGCCGGCTCTTTCAGTTCTTCAACCAAGTTGCCTTCATTCAGGAATTCAAACAGCGCAATGCCGCTTTCATCATTTTCAAATTCGCCTTCCGGGGTTTCGCCGGTTTCCATCATGGGCGCTTCTTCACCCACCATTTCAGCTTCACCCATCACTTCATCATCAATCATTTCGGCCATGATACTTTCCGTTTGTTAACTATCGTCACCGGGCGCGCTATGGCGGCCCCGCTTCATGGCCTTGCGGGCGCTTTCCGCCATCCTGGCGGCGTGTTGTGGGAACCCAATACCACGCGCCACTTGCTTGGGCTTGCTTGGCGTTCGCCGCTTTTCGGGCTTCTTCACGTATTTGCGCCCGGCCGCATTGGTATCACTGAAATCGTTATCCTTCGCCATCGTCAATATCCTGTTGTTTCATTCCGGCCTTGGTCCCTATCGCCCGCTTCTTCATGGTAATACTCGGCAACGGGTTCCGCAAACGTCAACGCAAGCGCATCGCCGCAATCTGGTGACACTCCCAACCGCTTCTTTGTTTCGTCCTTGGGTTCAAGAACCTTCAAATTTTTGGAATTGAATTTGTATTCAACGGCGCACAAATCCATTGTTGCGGCGTTGCTCTTTTCTTCCAATTCTTCCGTTGCTTCCGTGAAAAGCTGAACGTGTTCATCTTCAAACCACTTGGCCATTTCTTGCCACATTTCATTCCGGCGGTTGTCGAATTCCATCGAACTGAATGCGCTGGCACCAAAATTCACTTCACGCACTTGTTCATAACCCATTTCATGCAAGCGATCAATAACACCAACACCCATGCCGGTATCAATAAAACACGCATCAATTGGCATTGAATCCAAGATGCCTTTGACCATTCCCACAATTTCCATTTGATCCATCTTGTGTGGATACCCAACAACATCATACGCGACACGGCCTTGGCGCAACGCTATGCCCAAGCGATCATCACCAAACCGCGCCGGGTCAACACCCATCACCATCGGGCCACGGGCTTCAATCCCGGTGTTTGCTATCGCCCTGGCAACATCAACGGCCGGTATTAGCTGGCGATAACCCGCGCTTTCAAACGCTTCTTCCGGTGTGGCCGGGTATTCACGTTTGAAATCATCTTCACCATTCTTGAATTCCGATATTTTCCACCGGCGCCAAAGCATATGCGGCGCATCCACGCCATGATCCTGCATGTATAACAGTTCAGTATCATCAAACGTTGGTTCAAGCGCCTGGCCTTCTTCATCAACCGGCAAAGGCATCACATATTCAGACTGAATGAACCACGGAATGAATACCGCTTGATAATCGCTAGTCCCGGCCACGGCTTTAACCCATTGTTGGTGGAAATAGTTACCCATGCCATCAGATGTGGATTCCAACCACACTTCCGAGCCCATGCGCGGCACCGATTGCAATACGCCGGTGGCGTGTGTTTCTGCATGCGGCCAAAACGCAACTTCCGAACCGTGAAAGTATTGAATGGTTGATGAACGGCCCGTGCCTTTCGCGCCAGCGGTGCCAACCTTGTAACCTGAATCCAGGCCAGCAAAATTCAATTCCTTGCCACTATCTCTATCGGTGCGCGGCTTTATTTCCGGCGGGCAATGCTCATGGTATCGGCTGACCATATCAAACAAGTTTTGTGTGGCTTCACCTTCATGTGTGAGGATATAAGCGCGCTTGCCTTTGTTGTGTGTCACCTTCCAATAGAACCGCCCTTCAATATACGTTGAAGCCCCTTGCTGGCGCCCCTTCAACACTACAATGCGAACACGCCCAAACCTGGCAAGTTGATCTTCCGCAATTGCGTGCAAAATCTTTTGTGCATCATTCAGTTCAAACGGAACAACACCATCTTCTTTGGTCCTGATGCGAAGGCATCGCGGCGCATAGTGTTCAAAATCATCTTTGAGCTTTTGAAACACGGCCAATTCTTCTTCATTGTAATCGGCGGATTCAGCCATTGATTTCTTCAACCTTCCAGATCTCACGCGCCGTGTGGTATTTGATAAGCTCTCGGTCAGTCATTGTGCGCTGCCATTATTGCCCTGCCCAGGATCTCAGGGATCTGAGGCACTACGGCGTTCCCTAGTCCTTTAAGTCGGTCCACCCGGCGGGGTATCCCATTAGCCACTCGACCCACTCCGGGTTCAGGCTCCCATTTTGCCCAGGTTCTTTGAACTCCTGTATATGCTCGTCTAATCGCGCTTTTCCTGTCTTTACCCGCTTTATAGTGTTTGGTGTGGAGTTTGCTGTCAGTCTTTTCCCATCGGCCATCCGTGGGGTTGGCCAAATCCCCTGCTCCACTTTCGCCTTCATTCTCATGTGGGCTTCCGGCGTCTTGCCATCGTCCTGCGCTACAGCGGTGGGCCACAATCCAAACTCTGTGTCTGATATGCGGGGCGTCGACTCCGACAGCTGGAATATCAAACGTCTGGCAGGCGTAACCCGCGTTTTCCAGGTCAGATAGCGTGCGGTCGAGTTCCATACTGATAAACCCAGCAACGTTCTCGCCAATGACCCAAGTGGGCTGAACTTCGCATATAACTCGAAACATCTCAGGCCAGAGATCGCGGTCATCCGCCTTGCCTCCTTGCTTCCCGGCTTTGGAGAATGGCTGACATGGGAATCCCCCACAAATAAGGTCAATTGATCCTCTACAAATGGCGTGTTCCGCTTTCGCATCTACTAGAACCCCCTCGTCTCCGTCGTATAAATATCTCAACGAATGTATATCGTCGTGTCTGTATATGTTGGGCCAATGCTTAGCCAGCACCTTGCGCGGAAATTCCTCAATTTCACAAAACGCCACCGTCTCCATACCGGCGCGCTCTAAGCCTAAACTAAAGCCGCCGATACCGCTGAACAAGTCTAAAACCTTCATATTTTTACAACCTAAACCCCACACATGCCATCAGATTCTTTGCGCCTGGGCTTTCGGCCTTTCACATGCCATGAATGAATCATGCCGCAAGAATTACAACGCGGATTTTTTTTGATTCTATCCCGGCGGATGCGCTTCACTTCATGGCAATCAATGCATGGAACCTCAACATATGGGCTTGGCATCGGGCACCCGCATGCAAACAATCATTGTGATGCGTTCAATCGGACTTTGGTTCTCCACCCAATGCAACCGGCTGTTGTCGAATTCATAAGCTTCACCAGGATGCGCGGATAAACTGAACCCCTCAAAACAAAACCGCTGGCCTTCGCACCCCATCAGTTGCAAAGCGTGCTTTATATTGTAATGGCTTGCATGCCACCCTTGATCATAATGCGCTTCAACTTTCCCATATGATGGAATTCTGGTTATCAGCACGCCACCAAGCTGCAATTCACAACTGTAAATCTTCATTGCATTGGCCCATACCGCCAGCGCCAAGGCTTTCAATTCGGGTATTTCCTTGGCTATGGGATACCAAACGGATTCATGCGGTTCATTGAATTCTTCAAGCGTTAAGCCATCGCGCCATTCATGGAAGCGCAACCAAATATCATCAACGGCAGAATGCACATATTGTTCAGTTCTTAACCGGTGCCGATTCCAATACTTGCCACCATCACCCAAACGAGCCATTGCCTTGTGTGTTTGCAATCGGTATGGCAAATATTCAATAGGCACATCATCTTTGCGCACCGGGCTGTTCAAATCCACACCGCTAATGCTTCCGGGTCGCTGGTTAAATCTTTCGTTTCAATCCACATATTCTTGAAAAGCATGTGGATATCTTGCCGGTATTCAATGCCGATGTGGCTCAATATGGTTGGCATCCATTCATCAAGCTTTTCAAATTCAACGTGCAACCCTTGCAACTTCCCCATCGCCACCGCCGTTGCATCAAGCATGGCATAAACATCATCGGTCAGTTCACCAAAGACACTTTGCACCGAACTAACAACGGCCATGGGTTCGCGGTGTATGATCACCGTGGCCGCATCGGGGAACAACTCTTGAAAGTTTGTTAATGGCAACACTGAATCAGAATTGCCAATGTGCATTTCAGCGGGCAACACGCCCCATGGTTGCATCTTGTTGCGGAATTGCTTTTTGGAATAACAACCCTTCAAACCTTCATGCCAGCACCAAACATCAGGATGCGCGGAAAGGTAAGCCGCGAACCATGCAGTTCGCGACCTGGGTAAACCCGTCATGAAAAAGTTGCTCACCGATAACCCCGCATAAAATATACAGGGTGATACCAAACAAAACGGTGGAAATCGCGAACCCAACCAACCGGCGGCTTTTCGCCTGCATTAACCAGTTCGCGCAACGTCACCATATTCTTGGAAACAACTTTCAAAACAACTTCTTTAGCCATCGGATAAAACGCGCCCACCACTTGGCCCAATCAGATCGGCGGCGCTTGGGTCCAAATTTATGTCTTGCCACGCGCTTGGTGAGAATGGCGTGCTCCAACGCTCCAACCCTGAATCAGTGTTCAGCGAATGCGAAACCACCGCATAATCCGCATCATCCGGTTGACCATCGGGGAACACCCATTGCGTTGTTGGCGCATCAACCACGGCGTTTTCAACCACATCGCCCGCATCAATATCAGCAAGCCATTGCGCATCATCGCCATCGGTTTCTTTGAAATAGATTAAATATTCAAACACTTCGGGTTCCGGGTCAGGTTCCCATGCAATGCCAATGTTGTTTTGTAAATTATCGCGGGCCATTTTCTTTTCCTATTCAGTTTTAATCTAAAGCACTATCAAGTTTTTCAACAAACTGATTTTTAAATCTAGTTTGCATAACGGAAAACCATCCTACCAACGTAAGTACCGGTATATCTTGTTTTTCATCATGCGCCATTGCGGAAAAAATGCCGGAATTCTTGCTGGAATCTTCAACAATTGTGACCATCACCAAAGCGCCATCAATAACACGTTGGTCCTCCGACAGATCTAAAAGCATTTGTTGGGCGGCATCAAACCTTACAATTTTGCTATCTTCTCCCACTAGAAAAGCTCAGGTTTAGCAATAGCGCGGGTTAGCGCCATCAAACCTTGCTGCAAATGCGTTTTCCCTATGGCAAGCCACCGCTGTGGTTGGGCCGCATGGGGTTCAAGGTTCGCCAACTGTATATCATCAATGGCCGCTTCCAATTGCGTGCCAAGCGATTTGACGCGGTTAATCAATTCAATTTCTTCTTCGGTCAGTTCTCGATACCCTTTGATTTTGGTGGTCATTTCCGCCCCTATTCAGTTATTACCGTTCCGTTACTTGGGCCAATCAGGCGGCCACCGCTTGGGCCATCCAATCTTTCTTCTTCTTTTTGAATCCAACTTGAAAACACCGATGTTTCATCATCAACGTTGGTTGCAGTCATGGCCAAATACCATACACCAGGCGCAACACGTAAATTGGTGCAACCACTTTCAGGGTTCACGATCCGTTGGCGCTCCCAATCACCAACGCCTTCGGTGCCATAGTATATGGTGAAATAATCCAGTTCACCCGGCTGGATCAAACTACCATCAACGTTTTCGGTTGGCGCCGCATAGCAAACCTGCAACGCAAACAACAAAATGCCAATCATATCTTGTGTACCGTATGAACCCCGGTTGGTTCAACCTTCTTGGTTCGATCAAATAAAACAAACACCACGCGGCCCGTGCTGCCAATTGATTGCACCGTGCCATTCTCGCAACCTGGGCATCGCGGGCTTTGCATCGGCGGCGTATAGCGCACACGATCACCCGGCGCCAGATCATCAAGCCAAAGATCATGCTGGCCATCAATCATTTTGGTCTAACATCCTTTCCAACGTTTCATCAAGCTTTAAACCCAAACCTTCAAGGCGAACATAACACTGCACAAAATCGCCATCTTGCAAGCATTGGGAAGCGGAATTCAACAATTGATAGCGTTGGTCGATTTCATCAGCCAAACGGCCAGAAATAATTTTTTGATAGCTATTCAACGGTTTTTTGTTTGCCATCACTTGTTCACCCCTTCCAATTTGGTTGCACCATCAAAAGCCGCACGCGCATAAACAGCGTTGCAGGTAGTACAACGCAAATACCCACGGGCCAAGTTGCGCAAATATTTAACATCACCGCTGCAACCTTTCTTTTTGCACTTATGCTTCACAAGTTTCATCACACCCGCAAAGCGCACAATGAAAACATTCATTGCACACCATCGAATCAAGAACCGCATGGCATTCATACCGTTCGCACGATTCACATGGCGTTGATCCTTCTTCAAACCACCAACCCAATTCATACATCCGGCGTTCGTCATATTCAATTGATACGTGCGGCTTTTCATTGGCCCATTGATCAGCTTTCTTGAAGCGCCTGGCATCAATTTCAATATATTCACAATCTTCAAAGCCATCGGCCCGCGCCGCCCTTGCAGCGTTTCGGGTTGGCGCATAGACAATGGCGTTATATTCCAAACCTTCCGCCGATATGATCCACGCCTTGTTCAAAGCATGGCGCCAACGGTGGCTTGGTACAATATGATCAGCGCGCCCGTGATCACTATGGCGGCGGATACTATCGCCAGCGCCGCCACTACTGGCATACGGCTTTCAGGTTCCTTGCTCATACGTGCCCCGGCATAATTGCATTCAATCGCTTGGCCCATAGCAAACCTTTGGTGTGGCGCCGGGTTAAATCACTCGGATGCGTTTTTGTTGCATCATCATGCCAACGCTCAACACGGCCGGTGAACAAGAATTCCTTTTTATCCCATCGCGGCAATTCACGAAACACAACCAAGCCCATCACGATATTGAACAACACATCAGATACCACACCGATCACGCCAGCGACCAACACCAATACCGTGATCAACGCACCTGAATCGTTATACAGGCGCTTTGCGCTCACAACGTCCGCGTGGTATCCCATATCTTTCAATTGCGCCAGCATGAAGAACCACGGCGCCACAAACCCGGTTAACAAACCCAAAGCCAAAATATTCATTCCACAACCTCAATTTCATTTGTATCTTGCGCGACTCTAATGGCATCCGGCCCGGCCCCGCAATTGGGACAATGAACCGCACCCAATAATTCAGCCAAATCACCCAACGGCATCGGAAGAATTGAGTTCCCTGTCAAATTTAACAGACGTTCTAGTGCTTCACTCATTCGCTCTGCTCCTGTGGTGGTGGTGGTATGCGCCGAGCATCTTCTAACCCGTTAGGGTAGCCACAACACCCACAAGGG